CAATCGACCATAAAATACAGGCCAGACACATAAACAAGAATAAACCGATTTCACCTGATGTCATTTTTTGCTCCCGTGGGAGCCTTGTCGAATGCTCCCAGATACAGAGTGACATCTATGTCCGACATTTTCAAGATTGACGTCGGCGTGTCTATTTCTTAAGAGCAATCTCCAGCAATAGTTGATCTAAACGCGCCTCAATTCGAGACACCTGATCCTTAAGACTGTTGCCACCATTCGGAGACAATTCCCGCATGATCGACTTCACCATGAATCTCATTGACGAATAGATGGCAGTGAGCACCGCAAGAACAAGCCCACCCACCGCCGTCCATTCGCCTACACTCACTTTTTGCTACCGAATGCCACGTCTTTAGGATTAGCCCAGCGAGCTAATACTGGAATGATGCCAGCAACAAGCCCCATCGCTAAATCTTTTGGATTCGTGTTGCCTGTCATATAGACGGCTAACATTCCGGCCACTGAGCTTCTCGCCCATGATGCACCTAACGCCTTGAGATCTTTCATTTCTTTTTCTCCTTTGGCTTCGCCTTTTGGATTAGCTCAACCACTGGATATTCTCCTATATAGGTTGTCAAGCGAGCGCGAGCGAAACCAACAATCTCTTTGCCAATATAGCGTTGCTTAATCATTACCATTCCGCCGTTGCGTTGATCACCAGTGCCGGAAGTATTGCCCTCGATGCAATAGACGCTCGTTGCGCCGACCTTGACCACGATTCCGATGTGACTGATGCGATCAATGCCATCGTGTGGAAAGTCCATAAAGCATAAATCTCCAAGCTGCGGCTTATCTTCAATCCATCGCCCGAGCTCTTTCATTTTATGCGCTCCAGCAGCCGTTGAAACCATTGAAGGAATCTTGACTTTTGCTTGGTCAAAGACCCAGTTGCAGAACGAACCGCACCATGGCAATCCATCGGCCTTTGTGAACTTGCCGTACTTTGTCAGATTCTCGCCAGTCTCTACCGTGCCGACTTCAGCTAGTGCAACTTCGATAATCCGTGCCGCAGTGCCATCAGGAAATGATGTCACTTTGAACCTTTGGCGGCCGCAATTGTGTAACAATTAAATCTTGTGCATAATCATCTTCAACCATAGCGATAAACTTGTTCTGCACTTCATTGCAATTTGTATAATCTTCAACCATTGGACTACATAAATTGCCGCGCTGATCAATGCTTAATCGTGGCAGACCCAATTCAGCTTTTATGGCTTCGTGCCAAGAGTTAAAATCTTCTAAACTCTCCCATTCATACCAATTCCACATGTTAAATGCTCCACTTCGCAATAAGAAAATCGCGCACGGCTTCACGATCTACTGTTGATAAATCGCTTGCATACCAAAGAATCTCACCAATTGCACCATTGTAATAATCTCCGCCCGAAGGTGCATTACTTCCTAAAACTGGATTATGACTAGACACAGCCGTGCTTGGAGCAAGAGTTTCGGCGTTTGTTTGTTGTGCCGTGCCAGTGTTTGAATAAAAATAATGTCGATTTGCTGCCGTACCAAGATTAGCGTCTAAACGAATTATTGCTAAACCAGTCGTGTTATTGGCTTGCCGTATATTATCTCTTGCACTTACTGCGCTTGTTCCCGATACTCCACGCGAAACAAATCCACCAAAATCAGTAGCGGAAAAATTATAAAAACCAAAACCTTTATCGGTAGATGAATTAGCGCCATCATCAAACATAAATCCACCATCTGTTGATGAAGGCTTAAAAACCATAAACAACGTATTAGCGCCCCCGTTGTGCATATTGTCCATAAACTTTGAACCAGATTTCAAAATATCATTTGAGCCGTCAAAAATTACAAGGTCTGATGTGCGCGTTGGCTGATATGCAACAGTTGCCTGTGTAAAATTGTTAGAATTGCCAGATTTGTCATTCCACGCACTTACCACATTAGATGATGAGAAAGTGAATTGCGCCGGATCAGTTCCGTCTAGCCATAAACTATATCCAGCCACCGGTGGCAATGGTGGAGCTAAGTGGCCAGATATTTGACTGGCCATAATTCCTAACATTGGAGTCATTATGCAATATCTCCAAATACAATCCAAGAGTTAGCAGCTAGTTTTTTACAGGTCGCACCTGAGTTAGCAACACGCAATTTAGGTGTTGCACTTGTTGCACCTGTTGAAATGACAGTTGTAGTGCCTGGAGTGACTGCGCCGATTGTTGGCTGACCTGCACCAGTAATCCAGAACACGTTGATTTCTGTTCCTACTGCAAAGTTAAAAGTTGCATCTGTCGGAATGTTAAATTGCTGCGTTGCAGCATTATTCATTGAAAAGATGTTGCCTTCATCTCCTGATGCGAATGTGTAAGAAGCAGTCTTTGCGGAATAAGTAGACGCGATATTGTCTGGATCAATCCAAGCTGGAACACCTGCCACAACGCCCAAAACTTGGTTACTTGATCCAATAGCAAGGCGCGTGTTTGTATTGGCTGTAGCTGATGAATAAGCAAGGTCACCGAGAGTTGTGCCTGGTTGTAATGCCTTGAGTCGTGTATCTACACCTTGCAAGGCAACGTCAAAATCTGCCGGCAGGTCAGTCACTAAATCTGTCGGTGTCGGGAGAACAAAACCATAGTTCGTAGTTGGATTTGCCATAAGTCTTTCCTTTCGTTATGAGACTATTGTGGCATATTGCCACTCTAAAGTTGGCGACACAGTGTTCCACTTCTCGTTTATTGGCACATCATTCCAACGCATCGCATTGAGCGAATAAGCCAATGGAGACATAAGAAGAGTAATGTCGAGCTGATTGTAGGAAGCTCTGAAAGTCCAGCCCTCAACAAAGCCTTGAAACGTGCCAGACGACATATTAAGCGGAAGGTCATTCAGTGCGATTGGCTGACCCATAAATACATTGATGAGAGCATTACGATCGGCATTGTCTAGCTCTGGATTGGTCAAGGCGTAAGTAATGGAATCAAAGATTGGCTGCGGATAAGCTCTTAATGCTAGATAGAACGCGGCCTGATCTTCAGCATCGTGTGAGTGTCGCAAGGTCGTTGTAAAGATTTGTGATAAATCGCCATAAAGTGCAATCGATGCTGGATCTGTGTCGCTCACTTCATTTGATGAGTTTTGGCCATAGCTAATGGTGATGTCATTTCTGACATCGCCTGCCCTTGTCTTGATGGTAATGCCTTGGCCTAGCGCGTGATTGGCAGTGAGATCCGTGTATCCGTTAGTTGCAAGATAAGTCGTTCGATGAGTCGAATCTGCATAGGAGATAAGGCCGGACGCGTCCTCGTATAAATAACCTAATCCACTACTGGCGAGCGCGGCAACTAAATCATAAACAATGATGCGATCTGATGAGCGTTGCGCCAGCTCATAATTGCCTGGAGTGTCAATCTCACCAAGTCCATTATTTTCAGCCGTCGCCCAAGTCGTTGTCGGATCATAAGTGCTCCACTGAAGCGCGGCTGGAACCTGTTGCCATTGAGCCAATAGCACTTCGCGCAAGATTGTTTCAATCTGGTCGCCGTCAAAGTCATGAGATAAGACGCCGTCTGTGAGAGCCTTTTGAAGCCTTGCAAGGGCTCCTAGAGCCGTGATGGTGACTTCTTGAGTGTAAGCCGTTGAACCTACCTGAGACACGCTTACAGAAATATCCACGATTGAGCCGCCAAAGATTGGCACATAGACGGCCGATGTGTCCTGCACTTCAATCGAGATGGTGTCGTTAATTTCGTAAGGTAATGCAGCTTGACCAAAGACGATGAGATTGACTGAGCAATAGCCAGCTTGAGCCTGCTCATAGATATTTGTGCGGCCTGACGTAATCGTCAGATTGGCCAACACCGAATCGGTGACATCAACGCCGGCGATTTCAACGCGCCAGACTGGAGCCCACTGCGTCATTAGATTGCCTGAAGTGCGCCGGCTCCGCCAGTGCCACGATAGAACGAATCATTGAGAGCTTTGATGATTGTGCGAGCAGTGCCTTCGGCATCGATTGCGCCATTGACTGTGAGATTGATCCGTGCAGCGTTTTGAGAATCTGTAAAGCCTCCGCCGCCCATAGCAGCTAAACGAGCAGCGTTTTGAGAATCTGTAAAGCCTCCGCCTGCTGCTGCCGCGACCTTGATTGCGCCGGCTGCTGCTGATGCAATACCACCGCCACCGCCTCCGCCACCGCCGCCACCGCCTCCTCCGCCCATAGAAGGAACAACTGCTTGCGATGATAATCCACCGCCGCGAATTGCACCTGGCGCGCCTGTTGTAGCGAATGATTGTCCACTAATTTTTGACTCTATAAGACTGCGCGTTTCAGAAGCAGACAAGCCCCATTTACTTGGATCAGTGATGACGCCTAATAAACCTAAAGTGAATGACGCAAACTTAACAACTTTATCCAAAGCTGCAATGATTGTATTAAGCCAGCCAATCATCTTTCCTAATCCTGAGCTCTGACCTGTATTGGCTTCGCTATTAAACACGCCAAACATTTTAGTCAATGAGGTTGTAAGACCTTTGACTGTTTCTCCGAAACCGAATGCAGCCGTTTCAGTGCTAGTCATTCCGTCTTTAAGTTTTCCTTTACCACTAAATCCTAAGGCAAAAGCATTAAAAGCTGGAAGGACATTCTCGTTGATGTAATCAATCAAGGACGTAATCATTGGCAATAAACCTTGACCAATAGTCTCTTTCGCTTCATCGAAACTGACTTTTAAGATTGCAATTTTGCCTTCATAAGTCTCTGCATTGGCAGCAGCAGCTCCACCGAATAAATCTGTCAATTTTTGCTGAACGTCTGTAAATGACATTGTTTTAAGCTCGGCCGCAGATAGTCCAATTCCTAGCTTGCCAAGAGCTGCCGTGTTGCCGTCGTAGGCTTTTCCGATTGCATTGGCAACAGTCTCCAATGGCTTTCCAGTGGCCGTAGCCACATCAAGGGCAACAGTAAGAAGATCCTGCGCCTTGCTTATGTCTCCAGTCGAGATTGCCAATCGCTGCAACGCTGGACGAAGTTTGTCGTCTGCCACACCAGTGGCCAAAGACATCTTGAGAATGGATCCTTCAGTCGCTGCAATTTGTGCATTGGTTGCACCAGTGGCATTTTCTAAAGCAAGAGCCAGTTTATTTTGTGACGCTTCATCTTCAATCGCAGCCTTGACTCCATCAATTCCGATTTTTATTGCATAAGCTCCAGCAGCAGCTCCGGCTGCGGCAAATGCCAATCCAGCCTTTTTGCCAAAGTCAAGCATTTTTGTTGAGGAGCTATCGACGTCAGTATTGGCTGCATTAAGCGATTTCTTAAGTTGATCTACATCAGCAAGAATCGAGAGCTTAAGTGTGCGCGATTGTCCGGCCATTTACCACTCCCTCAAGATTCTGTCGAAAGCAGTTTCCCACTTCGCAATCAAGTCTGGCTGGATTTCGCGTAGTGTCGGATAAATAAACCAGCCTTTAGATCCGCCGCGAATACCACTGCCTGACCAGACTGGGAATTGCTTAAACTTGTTAGATCCGAACTCTGTACCGCCCCAGAGATCTCTAGTTGTTCCACCGCCAGAAAATCTTTGACTTACGAAGCCGAAAGAAAGCTCGCCAATCTTGGAAGATTTAGACACACGGGAGCCACTGGCAATTCGACTGGCGGCCTCGCCTCGACTGATCGCCTTCTGCTGAATCTTACCTTGAGCGAACTCTGCAAGAGCTGACGATTCTCGTTTAGCTGCATCAGTAGCTTCTGTATCCATCGCCTTGAATGCGGCAGTAATGCGACGAAGGTCTGCCTTGTCATAGGCAATCTCAACGTTGTCGCTCACTTTGTTTCTCCAGTATCTCGAAAGCCGTATAGATCTGCTCCGCCGTCGTCCATTCGCTCATCGGTATTCCTGTGGCTATGGCTAACTCCACCAGGATTCGATTTACGCTTCCGGCGGCGTAACTTTTGGGAGAACGTCACCGACTGTCACGTCGGCCACTGTTTCACACCAGACTTCATAGCCCTTGATTGGCTTGCCACCGGCTTCACGTTTCATCGCATTCCACGCAAGGAAGAGAAGATCAGAGATTCCAATCTTCTCCTGCGCTTGCGAGATTGTGCTGCCTGTCTTTTGTTCCCATTTAGCCCACTCTGGCGGTTGAGCCGTGTAAGTGCCGAACTCGCCGGAGGTGTATTCGATGGTGATTGGTAGTCTCATTATGTGCTCCCGTTTCTCTTTCGATTAGCTGATTGTTAAGACTGGTGTTGAAGCGCAGAGCATTGACCATGAGTCAGTCTGTGCATCTGGTGCAGTGCCGCCAGCAGTTGGAGCTACTGGAAATGCAGTGCCAGCGAATGATGCGCCGGTAGCTGATACGAGTGTGAATGCAAGTGCAGTGTTAGGAGCAGAAGTGAACGCAGTCCACATCGCTTCAAAGAGTGATGATGTCGCGCCCCAGTCTGCAAGAAGCTCGATGTTAAGTGTCCATTGATCATCGATGTGCTTATAGGCTTTTCCATCGAGTGTCTGATAAGTCGTAATAACTGGTGCATTGACTAAAGTGACGGCAGTTGTCTGCGCGTCATAGTTAACAGTCGCAAGCGTGAAGGTTATGTCGCGACCGGTGACGATTGTTGTTGGCATTTCTTGTCTCCTTATATTGTCTGTTGTGTGTAGTAAGTGCTGACCGCGAGATCCGCCACTAGTAGGTTGGTCGCTCCGACCTGTTGGATTGTCGGACGTTGAACGTCTCCGACTTCGTAACCTGCTGGCATCGCTGCCATGATGCTAATAACAAGCTGCTCAATATTGTCGAGTGCTCCGGCCGTGTTGTTGTAAGCAACGGCCGCAGTGACCACAAAGTTGATTTTCACGCGTACCTGCGATTTGCCGATTGTAGTCGTTTCTAAATAGGGCGAATCCGGAACGATTACGCAAGCTGGTGGAATGACTGCTTCTGGTGGAGAGCTATACACAGAAGCCACAACGCCAGCTAGAGCAGTTGCAAGAGTGCCTCTGACGTTAGTTGCAATAGTTGTTGGTGTAGGCATCACATGGCCATCGTTGAGACGTCGATGTAATTACCTAATAAACCGATGACGCGATTTTGCAGAGATCGACCCATTCGATATGGCGACGGCGTAAAATCCACGCCTTCAATCTGACCACCTGGAGCGACCACGCTCTGGAAAATCTCAACGCTGACGATAGTGACCGCCTGTTCGACTGCGTCGGTGTTCGCGTAGAGCGTGGCCGCGTCTGCCCCAGATAGATAAACAACGCCGCCAGGAATTACCGGACGGAATGTGATGTCTGCATTAGTAATGCTAGAAGTAAAGTAAAAATATGGAGCCGGATATGCGAAAGGTAAGTAAGGAAATGGATCATAGTAATTCGATGTGACTGTCTGTGTTCCGTTGAATGTAGCTGGAACGCAACCAGTGACGACAACACTTTGACCGGCGACGAATGTATTCGGCTTCTGAGTGATGTAATAAGCGACATTGTTTTGAAGATAAACGGCAGCGACTGAGTTTTGATTGGCAGTCAATAGCGGCAGAATGACCTGCTCGGCTGAATCAATAATGCTTTCAAGATAATCGTTTGAATAAAGAGAAACAGAGACGCCAAGAACCGTCCGAAGGCTTGCTACGGTAATGATTGCTGGCATCTCTGTCTCCTTTATGTGAGCTGCTGGGCTAGATACGGGAGCGCACCTAGCCCATGATTAGTTTGCTTAGGTTAGATTGAAGCGACGTAGGCCACCTGCAAAGACGGCTTGAGCTGCGATGTAACCATAGAGTGAAATTTCAATCTCGCCTGTTGTTGGCACATTTGTGGCCAATGTTAGAGCTGGAGATTCGAAGATTTCGATTGAACGTGGCTCGATGATAAATGCTGATTCGTCGATTGAAGTTGCAACCATGTTTGGATCTACATAGTAATCAAGTCCGAGAACGTTTCCGCGAATTGATGTTGGAACCGCAGATCCGGCGTTGTTCATAGGATTTCCAGCGTTGTAGATTGGACGTCCTGTTGTATCAGTTGCGCCGAGAAGCGTCGCCCAGATGGAAGTACCTGAAACGAATGCCTTTGCAGTGCGCTTTGTTGCAGTGTATGCGGCTGGTGATTCTGTTGATACGAATGAAATCAATCCGGCTGAATCGGCAGCAGTTGCAGTAGCTTGAGTTCCGCCAGCAGTGATCTGAGCGATTACATACGCGTCAGTTGCCTGAGCATAAGCGTCCCGTAAATTAGAAAGCATGATTTCGTAAAAAGATGGGTCGCTTCTATCCAGGAGCTCAACACTGTAGCGTTGAAATCCCATTTTTTTGATAACTGTGGCGTTCACATAGCTGGAAGTAATCGCAGTAGTTGCTGTTGGATCTCCTCCTTCGGCCACAGTCGCGGCCGTACTGTTAGCCGTAATTTTAGGAATGGACACTGTCATTCCGTATGTGCTCAATGGACGTGTTCCACCGCATGCGTCAATTACTGGACGGTCTGCATTTGTGTTTTGTGCAACGTCACGAACATATGACACTGGTGAGAACGCTGGATTTGTTGTGAATGAATCGTCAGCTGCTTTTACATATTGACGAGAATCTTCATTTCCAAGTCCTGCTTTGATTGTGTGCTCAAGGTATGCGCCACCAGTTGTAATTGGTGATCGTGGTGATGTGAAATAGAGCGGACGAGCTGCCTCGGCCTGTACGACTTTGGAAGCCTCAACCGTTTCGGCTGGTGCTTCTGTAACGGTTGGAGTTGTTTCCACTTCGTTTTCTCCTTCGGTAGTTTGTTCTTCTGTTTCCACGACGGATTCAGAATCTTCTGGCTCACTAGCTGCGACCGCAACTTTCGCGCTTCTTATGGCTGGCTCTGTAACTAATGAGACTTCTTTGAGCGCACTTGCGCTAATTACTAGAACTCCATCGACGTTCTTATACTTTTCAGCTAGAACGCCGACACTAAATCCATCACGCAATCCAGTGAATGCTTCTTCTAAAGCATCAGATCCGGCCGTTGTTTTGCCGATGGAAAAAGTTGCATAAATGCCTTCTTCATCTTCTTCGTAGTCTTTTAAGAATCCGATTGGAGATTCACGACGATGCTCAAGTAATAATTTCGTAGTATCGCTGAAAGTAATTGAGCCAGGCTTAAACATAGTTGATCCGGCTGATGTAGAGCCTTCTTCATTCCAGGTGACGATGCGGCCAGAGATTTCGCGCTTTGGAAAATCTGTCGCCGTGACCTTGATTGAGAAGTCAAGATTGATTGGAGTTGGCTTTGTTTCTTTCATCGGATCATTTCCTCTTCTAGTCGGATTTCATCGGAAGTTAAAGCTCCGATGTCGTAGAGAATCTTGTAAACGTCTGCGCGCTCTTTTGCTGATCCACGCAAGTAATCGTCTAAATCGAATTTAACTTCCTGTGATGCTGGAACAAAATCATTAGCCATTCCAGTCATTGAAAGACGCTCTTCAATCGCCGTCATAATTGGACGCAGTGAGAAGTCCAGCAAAGATTGACGAGCTAAAGTTGCGTTTGAGTAAGTCATGCTAGATCCGGATTCTGCATCTACGTAATAAGCCGGAATGCCTGTAACTCTGGCTAATTCTGTTGCGACGTAAGATCTAGCTTGATTGAGTTGCAGCTTCTCTGGGTCAAATCCTAAAGTCTGCAATTCCACATCAGCGTTCAAGAATGCAGTTGAACGATTGCGACGTGATTGCCCCCAAGATTCCAGAAGCTTTGCGATGCGATCTGCTGGAAGTGCAGTGCCGTTAGATTTTAAGACCATCGTTGGCACTGGCTCGCGTGCGTACATAGTTGCAGCGCGCTCTAGCTCGGCTCCGGCTTTAATTGTTCGACCAGCTCTGTTGAGAATGCCCTCATCGACTCCGTAGAAAACTGATAAAGCGCCCACGCCCTCGTAAGGTACGGGAATCGAATCTACGCAGTAATAATCGATTTCAGTTCCTTGCGCATTAGTTTTAATTGTGACGCGAGTTGGATCAATGCGCTCTGCACTGCGAATGCGATATGTGTCTGCATAAATCTCAAGAATGCGCATGTAGCCGTATCCGTATAACAATAAATCTTCTGCAAGCCAGGCATAGGTTGCGAATCCTGGAACGCGTGGATCTGGTTGATTAATTACCTTTGGAGGAGATTCAACGCGAGCACCATCTGCGCGAGTGCGAACCTTGAGTGGAATCGATGCAACGCTTGACGAAATAATGTTTCGGGCTCTGGCACACGTTGGCACTGACATAAACTCCACGCGCGATGCAGTGATTCCGGCGACGCCGTAGATATTGTAAAGAGAGCTAGTGACATTTACTGGCGCTAAAGATGCCTCAATGTCAGAAGTGGCAGCCGGAGCTGCGGTCGTTACTGTGCGCGAGAATAGACCCATGTGGATAAGTCTAAAGGCTCGCTATACATCTATCCGACCATAATGTCCATCTCCATTTCTGGGCGTGTCGCAAAGTGTGTGGCGAGCGCACTGGCCACGGCTGCGCAGACCGCGACACTTGACGCTCTTCTTCCTATGATCCAGCCGCCATCGCCCATTGGTAATCGAACAGCCGATAGTATCTGCTTGGATAATTCTGCCTGTTTTCCGTGGATCAATCTCTTTGACGTAATCGCTCCTAGCAATTCATCGCAGCTTTGTCCGTATAAGGCGCCATCGATGTCGATTACAGGAATGCCGGCTGGCGCAAGTCGCGCAGCTACGGCAGAGCTTGTTCTCTTGCTAAAAGCCACATATTCAAGCGGATATTTTCTTGCATAGGGAGCGATGTCATTGGCAATAGCTTTATCGTCTAAGGAAATCGGATTGTGCCAAGTATGCAGAAGCTTGATGTTGAAAGTATCGTCCGCATTCTTTTGAGCAGCTACTAAAGCTCCATCTCTACGATCTGGCGATAGATCAAGGCCAAACCACGTCATTTTTTCAACGTCGAGATGAATCTCATCAGATCCACACTCTTCCCATTCCTTTACAGGAATCGCGCCGGAGATTGTATTGACCCATCGGCACAACACCTCCGTCTGGACGACATCTGGCGGATCATTGAGAACGGCGCGGATATTATCTTCGTGGATTGTGTGACCAAGCGCCGGATTGCTCGCGACCCAATTCTTTTCATCTTCAATCTTGTCCGAGAATGCCGACCATTCGAAATAAGCGATGTCGTCGTTGCCACCAGCAGCCGAAGCCATACCGCGCTCGCGTAGCTGATTGAGAATCAAGGAATGCTGATCTCCAGCATTCGAAAACGTCCAGAGCTGCGGATTCTTAGCGGCCATCATCGTATAGCGCATCGCTGACCAGGCTTCGGTGTCTTTAAGCTGACGCGTTTCGTCCATATACACCGTCTCCGGTTTAGCGAATCCACGCGCTGCGGCATTAGCTGCCTTAACGACGTAGCGAGCGCCGGACATCAATTCAATCTCCTCGGATCCATGAGCCCAGCGAATCTTCTTGACTTGTTTAGCCAGTGATTCGTTGCTTTCAATAATGCTGACCACGTGTCGGAAAGTCTCTAGCGATGTGGTCAGAACGTGCGCTGATCCAAGCTGGAGCGATTCTTGCCACAGGAAAAGCCGAGCCAGAATCGACATCTCCATAATCGTAGATTTTCCATTCTGACGAGCTGCAACGACTACGACCAGAGGCGCGTGCCAGCGTCCGTCCGGCTTCACTTTAAGCGCGTGCTCAAAGACAAACTTCTGCCACGGCATTAGATCAATGCCTATCTGGCTGGCGAAGTCAATGATTTCCAAGCCTTTAGACGGCAAATCGTTCAGCCTAGAGGAGATTCTAGGCGTTCCTGAGCCGATTAGACGCTCTGGTGTAGGAGAGATTCCCTGTTCCTCCCTGTTCGCCTCTGAGACGACCTTGAGTGCCCTTGTTTGACCCTGTTTAGCCTTAGTCATGACTTGTGCTCTCTTGTGTCGGTGAAAACGGAAAAG